TCGCAAGAGAAGGCGCAGGAGGTTTTCGAAAAGTTCCTGGGCATTCAGCAGAAGCTCGCAGGCACCCCGGAAGAGCAGATGCAGGCCGCCGAGCAGCAGATCGTCGCACTGAACACGCGCCTGGCCGAAGAGTGCAAAAACCTGCCGGAAATCGGCGGGGAGAAGTTTGCCGAATCGCTGGCCACCGCATCGAAAGTGATTCAACAGTTCGGCACACCGGAATTTCGCCAGCTGGTTGCCTACACTGGCGTGGGATCGCACCCGGAATTTTTTAAGATGATGGTTGCAATTGGTTCTAAGATGTCCCCCGATAACTTTGTGCAAGGAGGCGATCCGGCAGTAACCGAGCGCCGAGGCGAAGACATCATGTTTGGCCACCTGTTCAAAAAGTAACACCACCCCGAAAAAGTGAAGAGGATTTAAACCATGGCATTGCTCTCTACCGTCTCGCTGACGCTGGCCGACTTGGCGAAACGCCAGGAAGGTACTGACGCCGGGAAGAAAATCGCGATCATCATCGAGATTCTCTCCCTGCAAAACGAAATGCTGCAGGACATCCCATGGATGCCGGGTAACGACGGCACCGGCCACAAGACCACCGTGCGGTCCGGCCTGCCATCCGGCACCTGGCGCAAACTGAACTATGGTGTGCAGCCTGAGAAGTCGACCACCGTTCAGATCCGCGATCAAACCGGCATGCTTGAAACCTACTCCGAGATCGACAAGAAGCTGGTGGCGATCTCCAAGGACAAAGAAGGCTTCATGATGTCCGAGAGCCGTGCTTTCCTTGAAGGCATGTCGCAGAACATGGGCACCCAGCTGATCTACGGTGACGCTGCAGTCAACCCTGAGCGCATCACCGGCCTGGCGCCTCGCTTCAACAGCCTGGCAGCTGAGAACGGTGACAACATCATCGACTGCGGCGGCACCGGTTCCACCAACACTTCCATGTGGCTGATCGCCTGGGGCGATACCACCGTGCACGGGATCTTCCCGGACGGTTCGGTGGGCGGTATCCAGATCGGGGAAACCAAGGAAGAAACCCTGCTGGACAACCAGACCCCTGCTGGCAAGTACGAAGGCTACCGCACCCACTACAGCTGGGACGCTGGCCTGACCGTGCGTGACTGGCGCTACGTGGTGCGCGCCGCCAACATCGACGTGACCACCTTGAAGAAGGACGCCGCGACCGGTCCGGATCTGGTCGACATCATGGTGCAGATGCTGGAACTGCTGCCGAACGAAACCACCGGCACCCTGCGTTTCTACGTGCCGCGTGTGATCCGTTCTTACCTGCGCCGTCAGATCAAGAACAGCAAAAACGTGTTCATCAACATGGGCGAAGTAGCTGGCAAGAAGGCCGTGATGTTCGACGACGTTCCTGTTCGCCGCATGGATGCCATCCTGTCCAACGAAGCCCGCGTGGTCTGATTCGACGCCGCCCAGCGATGGGCGGCATGACCCTTTGCCTTTCATGATTGAGGAAACAACATGAGCATCATCGACCGCTTCCTGCAAGTCTCCAACAACCAGGCGATCACCGTGACCGCCGTATCCACCGACGTGATCGACGCCGGCGCCACCAAGAACGCAGCCATCGGCCGTGACCTTGGCGGCGGCACTCAGCTGTTCATGGAAATTTGCGTGACCGCCACCATGACCGGCGCCGGCACCCTGGCCATCGCCCTGCAAGACTCGGCGGACAACTCCAGCTTTGCCGACGTGCTGAGCCTGCCACCGATTGCCGTGGCCAGCCTGCCAGTGGGCACCCGCCTGTACATCCCACTGCCGGCCAAAATGCGCCGCTACATCCGCAACAACTACACCATCGCTTCCGGTCCATTCACCGGGGGCACCCTGAGCGCTCAAGTCGTCGACGGCATGACGGTTGAACGCGCCTACCCTGACTCGCTCAGCAAAGTGGTTTAACTGAGCGCCTGACGTAAGGAGTGGGGACGATGGCTAAGAAAAACACCTTCATGGTGCGAGCAATCCAGATGGGCTTCCTTGGCTCACTGCGCGAGGTCGGTTCGACTTTCGCTGTGGACGACGAAGCCTTTTCTGACAAGTGGATGGAACGCCTGGAGCCGAAGGAAGCGGCCAAGGCGGCCAGTGCACCGGTGCCGGACACCGGCCTGGGCTTCACCGTCAAGCACGTACCTGCAGGGAATTGGGTTGTGCTGAACAAGGACGGTGAGCGCTTCAGTCGTGTGTTCAAGAAGGACGAAGGCAATGCCAGGGAGCTGGCCGAGCAGGAAGCTCTACGCCTGAATGCCGGCGGTGAACCGGTGATGCCTGGGCCAAGTGGCGGCGGCGCTCAACCACCACTGCAAGAGGAAGAAGAGGACACGAACCTTCCTGACGCTTAATCCACTACCATAACAGGGGCCGAAAGGCCCCTTTTCATTTGCGCCGCTGGAGGACGCCACATGGCGAGCAAGATCGAGATCTACAACATGGCCCTGTTCCACGTCGGCAGTACGTCGAAAGTGGCCAGCGTTGACGAACAAAGCATGGAAGCCATCGTGTGCAGCACGTTCTACCCGACCGCGCTGGATGCCCTGCTGGCGTACAAGTCGGCCGACTGGGGTTTTGCCACCAAAAGCGTGGCCCTGGCCGACATCGGCAGCCCGCCGACGAACTGGCTCTACCGCTACATGTACCCCAACGACTGCGTGCGCGCCATCCAGATCGTGATCCCTGGCACGCGCAACCCGATGCAAGGCCAGGAAATCCCCTACGATCTGCAGCAGGCCGATGTCAGCCTGTCCATCGTGACAGACATGCCACAGGCCGAACTGCTGTATATCTCCCGCGGCTTGCCAGCCGAGCGCCTGCCGTCTCCCTTTGTCATGGCGTTGTCGTACCAGCTGGCCGCGCTGATCTGCACGCCGCTGAAAAAGGACATGGCCACCGCCCAGGCCCTGTTCCAGATGGCTGAGCAGTTCACCCAGGTGGCAATGGCCGCCAGCCTCAACCAGCAACAGCCGGACAACCCGCCGATCTCGATCTATGAAGCGGAGGCGCACGCATGACCACCAGCATCATTCAAACCAGCTTCAGCCGTGGCGAGATCGGCCCACAACTGTTCGGCCGTGTTGACTTGGCCGCCTACCAGAACGGCCTTAAACAGCTGAGCAATTGCATCGTCACGCCCTACGGCGGATTCGTGAACCGCGCAGGCTCCTACTTCCTGGCGCAGACGCTGAACAACGAAATTGCCCGCATGATCCGCTTCAAGTTCAACAACTCGGACGCCTACGCGCTGGAGTTCACCCACCTGGCCATGCGCGTCTACCGCAACGGCGGGCTGGTGCTGAACACCGGCGGCCCGAACGTCGGCCTGCCGTTCACACTGGTTACCCCGTTCACCCGCGACGAACTGTTTTCTATCAACTTCACCCAGTCCGGTGACGTGATGGACATGGTGCACATCAACCACAAGCCGCAGAAGCTCAAGCGTTTCGCCCACGACAACTGGACGATAAACCCGGTGTCGCTGGTGCCGAGCGTCTCAGCCCCGGCCAGCGCCACCGCCACCACCCCTGGCGGCGGCACCGGCAACACCCAGGTGTGGAAATACCAGATCACTGCCGTGCTGGACGACGGCAGCAACGCCATCGAAGAATCGCTGCCCGTGACATCCAACAGCGTGACCGTGTTCAACAGCAACGTGCAGGCCACCGTGACCTGGCCGGCGGTGGTCGGCGCCGCCTATTACAACGTGTACAAGGACAATGCCGGTTCTGGCATTTATGGCTTCGTCGGCAAGGCCAACGCGCTGACATTCACCGACAACAACATTGCACCGACCAAGACCGACACACCGCCAACCGGCACCGATCCATTTGTGGGCGCCGGCAACTTCCCCCGCGCCGTGACCTACTACCAGCAGCGCCTGGCCTACGCCTCGACGCTGAACAAGCCGCAAACCCTGTGGTTCAGCAAGACCGGGATCTTCACGAACTTCGGCTACTCGACGCCGCAGAAGGATGACGATGCAATCACGTGGTCAATGTTCAGCACTGAAGTGAACATGATCCTGCATCTGGTGCCGCTGAAGTCCCTGCTGCCCTTCACCGATGGCGCGGAATGGGTAGTGCAGGGTTCCACCGCCGGTTTCACCGCAAAGACCATCAACGGCAGCGCCGAGAGTTACAACGGCATCGGCCAGCTGCGCCCGCTGCTGATCGGCACCAGCGTTGTCTATGCCCAGGAACGCGGCCGCGAGGTGACTGCCTTCGGCTACAGCCTGCAGGCCGATGGTTTCAGCGGCAGCACGATCAGCATCCTGTCGCCGCATTTGATCGAGGACTACAGCCTGGTCGATTGGGATTACCAGAAGATCCCCTACCACGTCATTTGGGCGGCCCGCTCTGATGGCGCGGCAGTCACCTGCACCTACATCCCGGAGCAGGACGTAAACGGCTGGTCGCATCAGCACACGGATGGCAACTACATGTCAGTGTGTTCCGTGCCAGAAGGTCGTGATGATTCGGTTTATGCGTGCGTAGAGCGCGACATCGGCGGCGTTGTAAAACGCTATGTCGAGCTCTTCGCCAATCGCATTCTGGATCGCTACAAAGGCACTGCAATCATCAGCCGCGCCCACTTTGTCGACTGTGGACTGGCGTTCAATGGCACCAACACCACCGCCACCACCCTGACCATCACCGGCGGGACCGCCTGGCAGTCACCGGAGACGCTCACCGTTAACGCTTCGGCCTCGATCTTTGCCGCCGGTGACGTTGGCGACATGTTGCAGTACGTGCCAGATCCAATTTCTGACCCGTTCCGCTTCAAGATCCTCACCTACACCAGCCCGACATCGGTAAAGGTTCAGCCGCTCGGGCCAGTACCGACAGCCATCCGTGGCGTAGCGTTCACCACTTGGGCATTCGCCCGCGACACCTTCACCGGCCTGAGTCACTTGGAAGGCCGAGTGGTTTCCGTGCTGGCAGACGGCAACGTGGCGCCGCAACAGGTCGTCACCGCCGGAAAGATCACCATCCCCGATCCGTCAGCCATCGTGCACATCGGGCTGCCCTATCGTTCACTGGCGGAAACCCTGGCCGTCAACATCGCCGGACAGGAAACGCTGCTGGACAAGCCTGTGCAAGTGGCCAGCGTGTCGTTGCTGGTGAAGGATTCACGCGGCGGCAAAGTCGGCAGTAAGGAAACCAACCTGTTCGAAATGAAACAGCGCTCCACCAGCGACAACTACGGCAGCATGGCGGCGATCAATGGGCTTGCTGAAGTCAGCGTCAGCGACACCTGGCAGAACACCGGGAACTTCTTCATCGTGCAGGATGATCCGCTGCCAATGAACGTGATCGCCGCCATTCCCCGTGATGAAGTGGGGGGCAAGCTGTGATCAAGGTACGGCGCATGACCGCCGACGACATCGAGCCGATTGCCGCCGCCGCACGCCAGCCGGACCGCGACGAGATCGAGCAAGGCTGTGGCCAATCCATCGCTTCGGCACTGACCCTGGGCCTGCGTTCCAGCGTGGCCGCGCATGTCATCGCCTGGGGCGACACGCCGCTGGCCGCCTTTGGCGATGTCTGCTACAGCCCTGGCGCCGGGATCGGCATACCGTGGCTGATCAGCACCGAGGCCATCGAGCAACATCCGCGGGCCTTCTTGCGGATCTGCCGGCCACTGGTGACGCAGATGCTGGAGCGCCACCAAACCCTGATTAACTACGTCGACACGCGCAACACCGCGGCCATCCGCTGGCTGGAGTGGCTGGGCTTTAGCATGGGCAGCCCTACGCCCTACGGGCCAAACCAGCTACTATTTCGGCAATTCGAAATGATCAGGGGAAACTGATATGTGCTGGATGGCTTTAATTCCCGTAGCAATCGCCGCAGTCGGCGGCATGATGCAGGGCCAGCAGAAGTCTGCCGCTGACATCAGCCAGGCTTCGGCGCTCACGCAAAACGCCGCGTACCTCAACCGTGCCGCCAATGATGCGCGCTATCGTGGCGTGGTCGATGCTGACACGCAGCGCGTGCAGACGCAGAACCTGATCGGCACCCAGCGCGCCGCCATGGCCGGCAACGGTGGCTTTGTCGACGACGGATCGAACGCGATCATCCAGCAGGACACCGCGCAGTATGGCGAACTGGACGCCATGATCATCAGCAACAACGCCGCCCGCGAAGCCTACGGCTATGAAGTGCAGGCTACCAGCAACCTGAGCAACGCCAGCACGCTGAAGAAGAACGCCAAAACCGGTCTGGTCAGCTCGTTGCTCGGCGGCGTGGTCGGCGGTTTGGGAAGCGCCTATTCCGGCGGCCTGTTCAGTGGCGGCAGCAGTAACGGCCTGGGCACCGGCACCAACGCGGCACTGGGCGGCAATGCTCGGCTAAACAACAATCAAGCCATAGCATAAGGGGGAATCATGGCCGTACAAATTCCAACGCTCGGCGGTCCAGGCGTGCGCACTCGCGCCATGGCCGTTCCACAGGTGCAAGTCGCCACCGAAGACAGCCTTGGCGCCGATCTGGCGAAGCCAATCACCCAGGCCGCAGGGCAGATCTGGCAGAAGACCCAGGACGACGCCGACACCGCCGCACTGATGGAGGCGGAAAGCAGCCTGAGCCAGTGGCAGACCAACACCCTGTTCAACCCGGACAACGGCGTGTACACCCGCAAGGGCAAGAACGCCATCGACATCACCAACCAGACGCTGCCTCAGTTCCAGGCCCAGGTTGACGCGATCAGCAACAACCTCACCAACGACCGCCAGCGCCAGCGCTTCAGCCAGATCGCCAAGAGCCAGGAAACACGCTTAAACGGCGAGCTGAACCGCTACGAATACGGCGAGCGCCAAGTGTTCTACAAGCAGGCCGAGGACGCCACGTTGAACGCCGCCACGCAAAGCGCCGTGGCCTATTACGACGACCCGCAGCAAGTGGCCTACTACCAGAACAAGGGCACCCGCGTCATCGCCATGCAGGGCGAGCGCAACGGTGAAGCGCCGGAACTGACCCAGGAAAAGGTCTTGCAGTACAACAGCGGCATCAATACCGCCGTGATCCAGCGCCTGATGCAGACCGACCCTATCGGCGCCCAGCGCTATTACGCCAAGGCCTACGACGGTATGACCGTTGACGACCAGGCCAAGACCACCAAGTTGCTTGGGACCAGCGTGCGCCAGCAGCTGGGCAGCCAGATCGGCGAAGCCGCCTACACCGCCGGCACCGTGGGCATCAATGGCCTGAGCAATCTGGTGATCCAGGCCGAGAGCAGCGGCGATCCTACGGCTGTCTCGCCAAAAGGCGCCAAGGGCCTGATGCAGCTGATGCCAGAGACGGCCGAAGAAATGGCCAAGGAACTTGGCATTCCCTACAGCGAAGAACGCCTGACCGCCGACCCGAACTACAACATGGCCCTGGGCAATGCCTACCTGAACAAGATGCTGGGGCGTTACGGCGGCAACTCGACACTGGCCGTCGCCGCGTACAACGCTGGCCCTGGCAGCGTGGACAAGTGGATCAAGGCCAACGGTGACCCGCGCACCGATCAGATCACAGATGAAGCCTGGATCAACGCCATCCCCTTCGAAGAAACCCGCAACTACACCGGCAAGATCGTCAGCCAGCTGGTTCCGTCGACGGCCAGCAGCAAACTTGCCGCCGCCACTAGTGCCGCCGCCAAGATCAAAGACCCGGAGACGCGAAAATACGCGATGGACCGCATCGACGACCTGAACAAAGCCGACCAGCTGACGATCAAGGCCAACTACGAGACGGCCGCCAACATCGCGCTTGAGGACGGTTATAACGCCATCCCTCCGCAGGTGCTGGTGACCATCGGCGCTGAAGACCGGGTGAAGCTGCAGGCGCTCGACGAACACCGGCGCAAAGGCACCGAGCCGACCACCGACGAAGGCAAGCTGCGTGAATTCCTGTCGATGCCAGGTCCGCAGTTCGGCGAACTGAGCCTGACCCGCGACATCCGCCCGTACCTCAACGATGCCGATTACAAGACCGTCAAAAGTTCTTGGGAGAAAGCCGTGCAGGGCGACTTCAGCGACCAGCGTGCGACCAAGGCCGAGAACGATCAGCTGACGCTGGTGATGCAGCAGGCCGGGATTCTCACAGGCGATAGTCTCAAGGCTACGTCACCAAAGAACCTGGCCGCCCAAGAGAAGTTCCGCGCCTCCTACCAGAGCCAGAAGGATGCTTTCTTCCTGGCCAACGGCCGCCAGCCCACCGCCAAGGAATCCAGCGACATCGCCAACTCACTGCTGATCGACGTGCGCCTGCGCGGGACCGGAATCACCAGCGACAACACCCAGCAGCTGTGGAATGTGGCGCCGGAGCAGATGCAAGACGCCTACCTGCGCGCCAAAGACATAGGCCTGAATGACATCCCGCCAACCGACCGGGCGAAGATCGTACGCACCTTGCGTAACCGCGGCGAACCGGCCAGCGCAGAAAACATCATTGCCATGTATGTTCAGGGCATTTCTGATCTTGGAGTGAAAGCACAATGAGCCTCGAAGTCCCATCGCTTCTGGCCCCCGTGGACGACACCGTCCAGCAACCAACCCCTACGCCACTGACCACCGCCATCCGTGATTCGTTCGACGATGAGCGCACCGATTTCGTCAACAGCCTGAAGACAGTGGCCAGCATTGCCCCGGCCGAGTATGGCAAGGCCAATGCCACCGCCCGCCTGAGCGGAATTCCTGCCGCCACGCTGTACCAGCAACGCGACCGCATGGCCGAACTGGAGAAGGGCAACAAGTACGCCGCCATCTACGATACCAGCCGCAAGACCGCCAACGCCCTACGCGACGGCAACTTGGCGGCCGTGGCACAGAACGACCTCGATGCCCTGACCCGCATCGAAGGCGCGGCCAGCGACACCCGCTTCAACCAGCAGAGCCTGGGCGAAAAGATGCTCGGCGCGATTCAGCAGCAGTGGACCAGTCAGGCCCAGGGCACCAACGTCGCCGACGCCAGCAACCTGCAGAAGATCGGCGCCAGCTTTGACGCGGTGGATGCTGAGATTGCCCGCGCTACCGCCGCCGGCGTGCAACCGTTCCTCGACGCCAGCGAACCCGGCGGCTTTGCCGGCGAGTACCTGCGCAGCACACCAGGGCAGCGCCAGATGATGCGAGACAACCTCAACAGCCAGCAAGCCGAGTTCGTCAGCCGCGTGGGCGAGCAGCAGCATGAACTGGAAGCGGCCCCGGTTGATCCGGCAGCGCGGCAGATCCAGCAGCTGCAGACCAGCGATCAGATCGGCATCCCGCTCGGCGGCCTGGATCGTCAGGTGATCGACACCGGCGAAGGCATGAGCAGCTTCGATGCCACGCTGGAAGGCCTGACCCCTGGCTTTGCCGTCCGCACTGCGCTGGGCGCCGCCACGGCTTCAGCACCAACCTTGCTCGCCGGTGCCGTTGGCGGCATCCCGCTCGCCGCCGCGCTCAACTTCGGCACCGAGTTCGATGTGAAGCTGGCCGACGTGATCCGCGAAGCTGGCGTGGACTTCAAAGACCCGGCCGCTCTGATGAAGGCGCTGCAAGACGATGAACTGATGGCCACCGCCAGCGACAAGGCCGTATTGAAGGCCGCCGGCACAACCGCCGTCGACACGCTGGGCATGATGTTCGCCGGCAAGCTGCTGGCGCCCACGCGCATTGCCGGCCGACCATTGACTGAAACCCAGCGCGAGCTGACCAACCTGGCCGTGCAGTTCCCTGTTCAGGGCATCAGCGAAGGCGCTGGTGAGGCCGCTGGGCAATTTGCCGCAGAAGGCAAGGTCGACACCGGAGAAGTGTTGCTGGAAGGCATTGCCGGCGGCCTGGGCTCCAGCGCCGACGTAATCGCCTTCGGTGGCAAACGCATGTTCACCACCCTAGCCGCTGGCCTGGAGAAATCCCGCCAGGCCCGCGTTGGCCAGCAATCGCTGAGCGCCGCCGCCGCCGCTTCCATGGAGAGCGAGACGCGCAAACTCGACCCTGGCACCTTCAACCAGATCGCCACCCAGCAGCTCGCCGGCACCCCGCTGGAAACCCTGTGGATTCCCGCCGCCGAGTTGCAGCGCCTGAACCAGTCCGGGGCCATCGACCTTCCGGCGATCCTGGCGCAGATCCCCGGCCTGACCGAACAGTTCGGCGATGCCTTGGTGCGTGACGGAAACGTGGCGATGAAGGGCGCCGATTACCTGACTTACCTTGCCGACTACGACGAACAACTGTCGAAGAGCGTGCGCACCAGCGCCGGCAGCTTCAGCGCCGAGGATGCACAAGCCTGGAGCGACCAGCAGGAAGAGCAGTTGACCCAGCTCGCTGAAGAGTTCCGCAAAGGACCGGATGCACGCGCAAAAGCCCAGCAGGATTTTGTCGGGCAGTTGGTGCAGGCCGGCTTCCGTCGTGCCGATGCCGAGCAATACGCCGCCCTGCATTCGTCCGTGCTGACCAACCTGGCCGAGCGTAATGCGCTGGGCCTGGATCAACTGGATCAGCAATTCCCCCTCGACATCCGCAACAAGGCCCCGGAAGACCTGCGCCGCGTCAGCGTGGACGACGCCACCCTGCTGATCCAGCGTCTGCGCGCTGGCGACATTCCACAGGCCGGCGACATCTTCGGCAAGAGCCTGGGCCAATACCTGCGCGATGCCGGCGGCGTCAGTGATGAAGGTGGCGAACTGGCCGCGCTGGACGCCGACGTGGGCAAGGTCGGGCGCAACCGCATCACCCGCAAAGACGGCGGCATAAGCCTCGACGATGCCGCGATGAATGCCTGGGAACGCGGCTATTTCCCCGGCGTGACCCGCGAGCAAGTCACTCCGCAGCTGATCGTCGACGCCATGCGCGATGAGCTGGCCGGCAATCCGCGCTACAGCACCGAGCAGGAAAACCCGAACAAGGCCGACACCGCCGACACGCTCAACCAGCTGCAGGAGTATTTCGACCGCCTGGGCGTCAACCTCGACGAGCTCAGCGATCAGGAAGCGCTGGCGCTTCTGCGCAACCCGCAAGCGGCAGAGGCCAGTGACCAGCAGCAGCTGGAACAGGGTGGTAACGATGACGCCGCCCGTGGCTTCATCACCTTCAGCCCACGCGGCCAGACCAACCGCAAATTCAACATCACCCTTGGCGAGAAGCGCGACCTGTCGACGCTGGTGCATGAGCTGGGGCACTACTACCTGGAAGTGATTCAGGATCTGGCCCAGGCCGAGAATGCGCCACAGCAGATCAAGGATGACGTGACAGCGATCCGCGACTGGGTGGGCGCCGAAGATGATGTGCCGCTGACCACCGAGCAGCACGAACAGTTCGCCCGCGGCTTCGAAGCGTACCTGGCCGAAGGCAAGGCCCCGGCGCCGGAACTGAACGGCGCGTTTGCCCGCTTCAAGCGCTGGATGCTCGCCATCTACAAGCACCTCAGCCGCCTGAACGTGGCGCTGAACGACGACGTGCGCCAGGTGTTTGACCGCATCGTGGCCAGTGACGAGCAGATCCAAGACGCCGAACGCATTGCGGAAGCCCTGCCGCTGTTCAAGGATGCCGAAGCCGCCGGCATGACCGAAACTGAGTTTGCCCAGTACCAGAACAGTATCGAGTTGGCGCACACCGACGCCCGCGACAGTGTGGAAGAGCAGATCACTCGGGAAGAAACGCGCCGCCAGTCGAAGTGGTGGAACGAACAGCTGGCCGCGATCCGCCAGGAAGTGACGGAAGAAGTCGACCTGCAGCCGGAATACGTGGCGCGCAATGCCCTGCGCAGTGGCCAGTCGCCGGACGGACGCCCTGGTGAATTCAAGCTGAACAGCAGCGAACTGGCCGACCGCTACGGCAAGCCCGCCGTACAGAAGCTGGCCTTCACCCACAGCAAAACCGGCATGCCACTGGACCTGGCCGCCAACATCCTGGGCTTCGAATCCGGCGACGACATGGTGAAGACCATGATGGGCGCGCAGCCACGCAAAGCCGTGATCGAGCAGGAAGCTCTGCGCCGCATGGAAGAGCGCCACGGGCCAAAGCAAACCGGCGAGATTGCCGAGCGCGCCATGGACGCCGTACACAATGAACGCCGCGCCGAAGTGTTGGGCAAGGAACTGCGCCGCCTGGCCCAGGTGGGCAACCGCAAGAACGTCACCAGTCAGCAGATCCTCAAGGACGCCGCTGCCCGGGTGATGAGCGAGCGCAAGGTGCGCGACATCCAGCCGATTGAATACCAGCGCGCCGAGGCCAAAGCCTCGCGCCAATCCTTCGAAGCCTTCACCAAAGGCGATCTGGAAGCGGCGTATGAGGCCAAGCAGCGCCAGTTGCTGAACTTCTACCTGTACCGCGAAGCCAGCAAGGCCAAGGCCGAAGTGGAAACCATCACCGAGCGTCTGAACGGCTACAACAAGACCAGCAAGCGCCAGAAGATCGGCAAGGCCGGCGGCGACTACCTCGACCAGATCGATGCCGTCATGGAGCAATACGAGTTCCGCAACGTCAGCCTGCGCCAGATCGACAAGGCCAAGTCGTTTGGTCAGTGGTACAACGATCAGGTCGCGGCCGGCAACGATCCCTACGTACCGGAATTCATCCTCAATACCATGGGCCGCACCAACTACAAGGAATTGAGCCTGGCCCAGCTGCAGGAGCTGGACGAGTTCGTCGCGCACCTCAACCACCTGGCCAGCCTCAAGGGCAAGTTGCAGGCCAACAAGCGCGTCAAAGACCAGAAGGAAGCGCAAACCCTGCTGATCCAGGCCATGGAACAGAACCTGAACAAGGGCAAGCCGCTGCCGCTCAACGATTCCAGCCGCACGCTGCCGGAAGCCATGGGCGATTGGCTGTCCGAGGCGAACAGTTCACTGATGAAGCTGGAACAGATCATTGAGCAAGCCGATGGCGGTGATCCGAACGGACCCTGGACACAGATCTGGTGGGAACCGCTGGCCGATGCCCAGGCGCGTCGCGACGACCTCAACCGCGAGATCACCCAAAAACTGATGAAAGCCACCGATGAGTGGTTTGCCGCAGCTGGCGCCCGAGCTGGGCAGAAGGTTCACATCAACGGCCTGGGCAAATCCATCGATTCCAACGGAATTCTGGCCACCGCGCTGAACAGCGGCAACGCTGGAAACCTGAAAAAGATGCTGGCCGGCAATGGCTGGAGCGATGCCACCCACGCCGAGATCCTCAGCCACATGCAGGAGGCTGATTGGCGCTACGTGACCAACCTGTGGGAGATCGTCAATTCCCTGTGGCCGGACATCGTCGCGCTGGAAAAGCAGGTGAATGGCATCGCCCCGGAGAAGGTCGAAGGCATTCAGGTGCAGACCCCGTTCGGCGTGGTACAAGGCGGATACTGGCCGCTGGTCTACGACTTCCTGTCACCGCAGTACGCCCAGGTGCAAGCCAACCTTGGCGAACTGTCACCCCTCAATGAACAAGGCGGCGCCCGTGCTACCACGCCACGCGGTCACACCAAGGCGCGGGTTGACGGCTTTGCGGCGCCTGTGGTGCTGGACGTGACCATGATCGCCAACCACCTGAGCGGCGTGATTCACGACCTGACCCACCGCGTGGCCATCGCTGACGCCCGCAAGCTGATCACCGCGCCGACCGTGCGCCAGGTGATGAACGAACGCATGGGGCGCTTCCAGGCGCAGCAGTTCGTCAACATCCTCGACGGCATCGCCAACGACCTGAGCCCGGGCAGCGCCAGGGGCGTGGGCATCTTCCGCCGCACGATGAACGCCCTGCGCGGCAACGCTGCCATCGCCTGGATGGGTTACAGCGTCAGCACGATGTTCAACCAGATCGGCGGCGCCAGCCAGGCACTGGAGTACTTCGCGCAGAAAGGCCAGCGCAAGGACTACATGCGCGCCCTGGCCAAGTTCAGCATGAACCCCATCGCCACCCGGGCCGAAGTCATGAGCCTGTCCGGCGAAATGCGCAACCGCTCTATCAACCTCGATCCGTCGATTCGTGAAGCCACCAACCGCATCATCCGCGTGGGTGAAGGGCGGATCGGTTCAGCCTTCAACAAGGTGAAGAACGGCCACGACGCCATCCGGCGCTGGGCCTTTGTGCCGATGTCGATGATGCAGAGCGTGGTCGACACCCCGGTGTGGATGGCCGCCTACGAGGCGGAAGGCGGCGTGAACTCGGGCAACGGTGGACAGGACGCTATCCATGCCGCCGACCGTGCCGTGCGTCTCACGCAGATGGCCGGCGGAGCCAAGGACCTGGCCCCGATCCAGCACAACGAACTGGCGCGCTTCTTTCTTCTGGTCTACGGCTACGCCTCACTGCTGTGGAATCGCAACGTGGACATCGCCCGCAGTGGCGTGCAGTCGCTCAAGGACAAGGACGTGCAAGGCACGCTGGTCGCACTGGAGCGTTTCGTTTACCTGAATATCATCCCGGCGATCCTAGCCGGCGCGATCAAAGGCGCACTGCCGAATGGCGATGATGACGACCGCGACAAGGACAAGATGGGCGACACCTGGCCGGAATACATCGCAATCCAGACCCTGCTGAGCGTCACCAACGGCGTTCCGCTGGCCCGCGATGCCGCGCAAGGCTTCTTCAGTGACTTCGGTTATGGCGGCGCCTCACCCATCGGCGGTGGCATTGACGCACTGATCAAGGCGTCCCACTCGACCAAGTCGGAAGCCCTGGCCACCAACATGACCACCGCTGTCGGCATGCTCACCGGCCTGCCTTCATCGCAGATTAACCGCGCCACGCGCACGTTCTACAAGCTGGAAGATGGTGAAATGGAGAACGACGCCTTTACCATTGCCAAATCTGTACTGTTCGGCCCACCACCAAAGAAAGACTAAGGGGAAATAACCATGACGGTTAGCAGCCAAACCAGCAACGAGACGTTCCACGGCAACGGGGTCACCACCGTTTGGGATTTGCCATTCCGCTTCTTCAACAACTCGGACATCTTCGTGTACCGCGTTGATCCGGCCACCCAGGTAACGACGCTGCTGGTACTGGGCACCGACTACACGCTGACCGGCGCCGGACTGCCGGAGCAATTCGGCGTGGCACCGGGCAAGATCACCACCACCGTTCCCATGCCCACCGGCAAGGATCTGTACGTTGAACGGGTGATGGACATCGAGCAGCTGACCGACATCGTCAACCAGGGCAAGTTCTTCCCTGAAGTGCACGAAGACGTGTTCGACCGCCTGACCATGCTGATTCAGCAGGATGCGGCCCAGCTCAGCCGTGCCCTGTTGCGCCCAGTCGGCAAGGACTATTACGACGCGCAGAACCGCATCATTTCCAACGTCAAAGACCCGGTGTCACTGCAGGATGCGGTGACCAATGCGTTCATGCAGCAGTATGTCGGCGGCCTGATTGGCGCTGGTACGGGGCCGATGAACCTGGCGAGCAACGTCCTGTACATCGATCCCTACGGCGTGACGAAAGTCGTGCAGAACATGTCCGGCCCGCAGGGCGGCAAGCTCAACGGCTTCAAGCAGACCGGCACCGGCACCAAACAAAGCGACTTTTACGAGAAGACGCGCCGCGAGATTGAGTTCCACGACTATCTGCCTGGCGGCCTGGACGACACCGTGCAGTGGCAGAACATGCTGGCGGACATCCCGAACAAGACCACCAGCCGCATGATCTCCATCCCTGGCCTGACCGCCAGCTACAGCGGCACCACGCCGCGGGTGATCGTGCGTTCCGCGGACCTGTCGATTAGCTCAACGCTGAGCCCGCCGGCATACCTGCGCCTTGAAGGCGAAATGACCTTTTTGACCATGACCAACTCGGCGCTGGACATCTTTTCAGCGGAGGCCTACCAGTGGGAATTGCTCGGGTTTGTGCTGATCGGTGGGCGCCACCAGCTGGACCTGTACAACGCCAACATCAACTCCACGATGATCGACCTGCAATACGTCGAGCATTTCTTGTCGTCCGGCTTCGCCATCAACACCCGGGCAACCGGCGGCACCTTCACGCACCTTTCCACTGAGTTCAACGTCTACAAGGCGCGAATCATGGCGTGCAAGCAGGCCATCAACAACGCGTGCGACAGCATGACGGTGAAGAACAGCTGGGTGCAGCCGAACAAAACGAACATGGCGCCTTCTACGGCCGTATTCGTCAATAAGGGTGCCAGCGTCACCGATCCGGACTGCTTCACCCGGCTGAAGCTGCAGGACGTATTCCTGATCCCCGACCTTGGGGCTGAAGGCGTTGACCGCGTGAACAGCGTGCGCTGGGTGGACAACTACGGCAGCTTCATGGCTGACCACGCCCGCTTCGGCGGCGAGAACGGCGGCATCCCGATTGTGTGGCAGCACGGCGCACCAAACACCGCGTTCCCATGGAACACCACGGAAGTGATCCTGAAGAACTCGACCCTGTTTTGCGGTCCGGATTCGCGTATCGACTCTTGCGTGCTGGGCATCCAGGGCCAGGTGCCGAACACCTTCATCATCGAGGGATCCCCGGGGCCTGTCGGCAAGCCGCTGATCGCCAACCTGTCGTCGACTGACCTTCCCTCCTACTTTGCAGCCTTCGAAGCGGCGAGCGGCAAGAAGGCCTACGAGTACTTCAAGGTCAAGGTTGACGTTGACACCAACGACATCAACGCCTACTTCCCGATCCGCCCGATCATGCCAAACGGCATGTACCCGTACCTTGTCAAAGGCCGCAGCACCGCCGTGCGCAAGCAGACGCAGTCCCTGGCCAATGCCTTTGCCGTCAACCTTGTGTCGTTCGCTACCATCACCGACGACAACCTGGGCGGGTTCGCGATTGCCAACCCGACACGACTGGTCATGCCAGGCGGCTGTTCGAAGATGAACATCGACGTCAGCGTGACCATCGCCGTGGATGGCGCGGCGAAAACGGTATCGATCGACATCGTCGACTCTGGTGGTTCGCTGATCGATGGCGACACCGGGCTGCGCGGCATCAACCCTGACAACGACCGCATCAAAGTGAGTTTCCCGGTCAGCGGCCCACCGGGCACGTACTGGCAGGTGCGGATCCGTCACAACGCTGCGGCGGCGCTAAACCTGATCGACTGCAAGGTGAAGCTGACACCGACCGACCACGCCGTATAACCAACCACCAAAGAAAAGGCCGGCGCAATGCCGGCCTGTTTCATTGTGCTGCTGATCGCGTTCGCTCCCTGCGCATGGCGCCCATGATCGTATCGGCCTTCACGCCAGTGGCTTCGACAATCGCCCGCCATCCTCGACCTTCCTGGCGCATCCGGTGCGCGATCTCCATCACCTGCACCGTGGCAGATCGGATTGGCGCATGCCCGCGCAGTGTCACGCCCAGCGCCAGCAACCTCCTACGCACTGTGCACGGGCTGATGCCGTAGCGTGCCGACAGCTTACGCGTGGAATGCCCGGCGCGGTACAGATCTGCCAGGGCCTGCAGTTGTTCTTCCGTGAATGGGATAAACCGCCGGTCGTGGTCTGGATCGCCCAAGGTGATGAGCTTGTTCATGGCTGCACCTTTTCCGCTTGCTGCGCGATCTGCTCCATCCGATCCATGAGCTGATTTGTAAGCGCCTGATAATCCGCATCATCCAAGGCCGGAATAGGAATGAACCTGATCCCAGCCTTCACCATTGCATTCGCCGCCTCTATCCCTTTGCGCAGCTCTACAGGGCTTGCTCTGTTCATTTCGCCACCTTTTCCATCGCCACATCAATCGCGTAATCAGCCTGATCAAGCGATAGGTACGTGCAATCGTTACTCTTCCAGTGCTTGCTGATGATGCATAGATCCACTTGGCCGGCGGAAACATCATCCCTCAGAAACCGATAACGCTCCGCATCCTTGCGCAACAAATCAAACTGAGATGGTGCGCCTTCGCGCTTGATCTCAGTCAGCTTGATGAGCGGGCGGATGCTTTCATGGGTCTTGCGCAGCGATTCGTTCTCGACCTTTAGCTGATCGAGTGATTTTGAATATTCATCAACGAATCTTTCGAGCCGAGCCTTGTCAGCCAGAAGCGCCAGGACAGCAGCGGGATCACAAGTAATTTCGTGGCCTGCGATTTCGTCC